TATGTCAAGCAAGATGATGACCCATTTATATGCCTTACATGCTCAGCAAAATGAGTGACAGCCCTACCCCATATCTTTAAGGCGGGGGAGACAAAGGAGTATAATAGTACTATAGGGATAAACATCCTTGGTTACTAGAGAAAGATATAACATGAGTACTCCAATGTGCAAGACATGTTCAATAGAGACAAATAAGGCAGCATGGGCTAAATACCCAGATATGCTCGATCTCTGCAAAATGTGCAAATCCTTTCAACAATCAATTGAACATACCATAGATGCAGCAGATAAGGTGCGAAAGAAAGCTGCACAAATAGGCAGACAATTAGAGTCTTAAAAGCTCTTACCCATTATATCCCCCCTCCTTTTATCTCCCTTGTATCAGCCTCCTAGAGGCTTATTTAGTGGAGTATTGTGGAGTAAAGTGGAGAATCATACTATCAATTTAGATCCAAATACTATCATTATATATAGTTAAACATATCTATGTAATGGAACGTTACCATTTGATGGGTCATAATGTCAATAGGGCCTATATAAAGCATATTGGCCAATATTTGTCAATAGATATTCCAGGAAATTTTTTTATTTGTTCGTAAAGAGCAATTTTGGCCCATATTTATGGCAAAAAATTATGTCTAATTCTGTATAATTTGTCTCATATAATGAGATATTCTATACAGATTTTGACAGATTTTATTCAATATGCATACAAATTCCAGCGTATTTTTACATGCGTCGTAAAGAAGAAATTTGGCCCATAAGATGGGCATACAAAAATGGGACATATAGCTAATTAAAGCCATATGCCCCATAGGGGAAGTTATATTAGAATGAATCTAGATCCATTATGTATTTGCTATCTCTTACTCTTGTTTCTTCAAGGGATTTAATAGTTAGGTTTCTATCCACCGCCCCGTATTTTGCCTCAATCATATCGTTGAGAGCATCAGCCAGAAGCAATCCTTCGGATGTGTATCCCTTGTCCCATTCTGACTTTAATCTAAGGGAATTGTATTGGATAATATATCTAACTAGTTCCATTAGCCTGTCTTGGGTGTATAAGGTATGTTCAGTTGTTAATACATTTGCCATTACGGCAGGGGAGAAGTTAGCATTGTTTAGATAGTCTGTTAGTTTTTCTGCTGCTTTGAATTCGTTCGCTTTAGCCATTGAGTTCCGCCTTTCGTTTTGATTATACCATTGACCACTGACATTTGTAAATGAAGCGAGGTTCCTCCCCTTTCCCGTTTTCCCACAGAGAGGAGGAACCCCACACTTAGTTTATTACTTGACGTTCTTCTTGTCTGTGAAGACTACGCCCTCTTGTGCTGCCTTGCTGATAACGCCTAGAGCTGCAGCTGAAAAGCGGCCACGCTTGCCCACAGAAATTCCCTGGGTCTTGAGGTACTCACGAGTTGTTGTTGGTGTTGATGTCATTTGTTTGATCCTTTCTAGATCTTTGTTATATATATTATATCCGAATTTCGGCGATTTGTAAATAGGTGCCGTAAAGCAAAATTTTTGCCCGTGCCCTTAGATTATGACCGTTATGTCCGAATTGTCCATAACGGCCCAACCTATCTTTATTCAGTTGTTAGTTCTTCTACTTGGTATGGCTCTATCTTATCTTTACGATTGGCACCCTTTTGCCATTCTTTCTTAGGTGCGGCTACTGCCTTGTACCATGCCTCATCGCTGTCCTTGGCTTCTACTACAATGTAAAATTCCTGAATGGTGTCGCCATATACTTTAAACTGTTTAGTCATAGTTCCACCTGTTCTATCTTGTCTTTAATTAGTTTAGCAATGATGTTGTGTGCCTCGATGTTTTCTGTTTCGGACCCACCCCACAAAAGCTTTTGGGCTTTACTAAGTTGATCGTTTAAGTACTTATCACTCATCTTCATCTTCGTCGTCCTCCTCTTCTTCATCTTCCTCAAACATTGTGTCCACAATGTATTCACGATTCATCATCCATTCAAGGACATCTTCGTTGTGCTGTTCGGCACCGTACTCCAGAGAGAACCCCATACCAGCCTCCACAGCCTCACAGAGGTGGCCCCACATGTCATCTAGGGTGCAGTTCTGCTTGTAGGTCTCATCCTCAAATATGTTGTTAATTGTTGACCAAGTCCACAACCAAACTAATGATAGACCTAGGTCAGTGCTGTCTAGAATCTCTAAACACTTGTTTAGTTTATCTTTATCGTCAGGCTTCATTAGCAAACTCCAAATCTATTCTTGATTGAATTGCAAATGATAGTTCATATGTTAGTTGATATAGTTCGACTAGAGTATCTAGTCGTCCTTCACATTCTGTTCGGACCATAGAATCCATTGCCTCTTCAGACAACTCCTCCTGTGCTAATGCGTCCTTTAAATCTTGCTCGGCAATTAGCATTAAGTTCTTTAGTTCTCCGTGCATTATATCTAATCCGCTAACACCCGCATTAACCAAACGCTGTAGGTGCGGAGGGAGCCCAATGTCTTCTTGATTCATTATATTACCTCATAGTTCACTAGTGTTGATTCATTTAAGTTGTTTGCCCAATCAGGCTTTCCTTCTACCCAATCATATTCAATATCGATATCTCCTCCGCCTTCGGCAGGAGCACCAATTGTGATTACCAATTCTGTCCCGTCCTCAAAAAATATTTGTTCAACGGCGGAACGATAAGTAACTTCTCTAGATGATATGTTCATTAATATACCCTTTCGTTATCAATCATTATATCAGTAGCCACTGACAAAATATGTTCCATAGTATCAATGGCACCCATATAATAACTATCTGATTCGAAGTATTCATCTTCAGGAATAGGAATATTATTTCTAGCATCTTCTAAATCTTGTTCTAAACTAATCTTATGTATCTTTAGATACTCCATAAAATGTGATGACTTAGTCAAAATAACCCTCCGCCCAAAGCCCCTGGAGGAAGTCATTTGTTTTTAACAAGCCTTCATTTAATATTGACTTGTCCATTAAATCGGACGGGGTTCTAAGATAAAATAACTTAGCATCATGTACTGAGTTAATCATCTCATCAAGATCATCTTTAGTATAACCTAGCATTCTATTGCCTCCATATATTTAATCATAGTATTAAGTGTTATATGAATGTGACAATCACAATCATCTGATGTATCTCTATCATCAAAATGGATTAAGTTGTCATCATAGATATAATCAATTAGTTCTTGGCTGGTAATCATAGGAGGAATTCATCTCCTTCAATATAACCATAGTACTCATTGTATGATTGTTTTAAGTTATCAGGAGCAAATTGCATGAACATATATTCAGCATAATCGCTGCCCTCATCTAAATTTTTGCTGTTCCATTGTTCAAAGAGATGTTGCTCAATATCTACTTGAATTGCTCCAAGGATATGTTCTCCTACTGTATCTGTAAATGCTTCCATTATGCTTCCGCCTTTCTATATTCGGGTACTTTAGTGTCTAAGTATATCTTATGGGTCTGACAAATTGCTACAGCCTCTAGGTCAGCATTGCCTAGCCAGTTGCAGTTGCCACAGATTTCACCGCAGTCATTGTCGCAGTATTCCATTTGGTCAGTTGCATCACAATCACGGCACATGTTATCGTATTCTGATTCTGATATAACTTCTCCACGGAGGAATTCCATTTCCCCACCCCAACCTGTTTCTTCTTCATATGATAAAGTAAATAGTAGTGTTGGGTATTGTGCAGATAGTTTAGAGATAGCACCAAGAGGTCGTGACCATGCAGTGTTAAAGTTGTAATGAACTACATAGTTCTCACCGTTTTCTGCTTCTTCAATAGTTGTATCAGGATACTTATTACCCTCGGCTACAGCAACATCCCACTTGGTTCCCCACTCACGCACATTAAAGTTGTACCAGTCATTGGTCTCAAACTTCATTGCCTGAGAAAAGTCGGTGGAACGAGGAGGCTGTCCATGATATACCTCATCAGTAATACCAGCATCTCTATAGTTATAGATATTATGAAAAGCAAAGATAGGATTAACATACTTAGTCTGCTTGACATCATATGATAAATCACCTACTGCAGTAATAGAATAAACAAATGGCTTATTCATTTGTTTGATTAGAGATTTTACTTGCTCAGGATTACCTTCAATAGTTAATCCATTAAATACCCAATTTGGCATTTTATATCCTTTCGTTGATATGTTCCAATTATACAATGGACCACTGACATTTGGAATAGCAAATAGGTGTGTTTCACACCACATTTTCCAAGCTATGTGGTCAAGATCACACAAATTCCTGGGAAAATTAACTTGACGTCGTAAAACAAACATGCTACCCTCAAGTCTTTGCGGGCAATAGAAAACCCCCAGCTATGCTGGGGGTTATGAATATGGCTGCTGATTTCCAACGAAAGAAATAAACCGCTTTACTTAGCGCCTGGCCCTAAAGACTAATAGACGCACCATTTCATTTCCTATTAAAACCAGGACCAAAGTCCTAGTCTAATTATACCATAACTAGTCGACTGTATTTATCTACGAATGCTGCAAGGGACGAGGTAAACACTACCGTGCTCAGGTCCTCTTCATACAGTGTAAAAGTTTGATTGGACCAATCAATAACAGGCACCTTATGCTCATTATCTCCTAATTGATTAATGTAGATACCCCAGCCTGTTTTTTCAGTCCAGTCTTCTCCAATTAGATTAGATATAGCAATGCGTGTTGCATATGATTCATCCTGCCAGCGAGGCTCTGCAGCCTGCACAGCATTGGCCAACTTGGCTAGCATATTATGCCCAGCCCAGTGTCCATATAGAAATAGTACATTCTCCTTGGAATCTCTGAATCCAAAGTTTGCTCTGTCGCCCATTTTATTCCGCCGTTTCTAGTTGAGGGATTGCTTCTTCCGTTTTGTTTAATTCTATCACTTCGTATGCGACCTTGTCAAGGCCACGCTTGCTTGCGTTGTAGTGGTGACCGCAAAAGAAAAGCTCACCATCTACTAGTTTAACCATATACATTGCTTGGGCTGTGCCACATTGGTCACATGCTATCCATCTTGTTAGATCTTCCATTGTCATAGTGCTCCACCTTCAATCATCTCAGAAAGACGATCAAGGATCCAGGAATCAATGTCGTTGATATCAATCTCTGATAACTTTTCCATGATTTCATCACGGGCAAACTTATACCCATCGTCCCAACCATCTTTATAGTCTGACATAATTTCTCCTTAATAACCTGTGGTTTCGTAGTCTGATATGTAAGATTCAGTTAAGTTATACTTATCACGAATTCTACTTACTTTCTCAATACTACCAGTTCCAATGTTGAATGTCAACGGTGACATTGCTTGCGGGTCCAGCCCAATAATTTGTGCATCCCAATAGGCCATCTCCATGGATAGCCTATCAGGAGCAGTCAACTCAAAATACATTAGCAGTTCTCCCTAATGTTGCAGATTTCTTGGTCAACAACTTCAATGTTGCCATTGTGTGAATCAGCATAAAGAGCATCTTCAATTTCTGAATCTAAGTCAAAATGAGTATCCTCAAGTAGGTTGACTGAAATAGTTCCGCTAACTTCAATAGATGCAGACCATTCAATCTCTCTAATTAATTCAATCTCAAGCGCTTCTGCAATTGCTTGCAAAGTTTCTTGGTCTTCTGAATCAGCATATGCCTCTGAAATAATATCTTTAACTAAGCCAATCTTATTCTGTAAAGATGAGACTGCCTTAGAATTTGTGCGACCATTATGCAGTTCGTATTCAATGTTGCGAACTTTATCTGTAGCATATTCAGCATCCGAATAACCACGGATTACTTTGTATGTAACTAATTGGTCAGGGTTGTACTTCTCTGCATCTGATAGAGGCAGGTTTTCTACTGTCATTCCGTCCATATTGCTTCCTTCTTTCGTTTGGTTTAAGGATGTAATTGTAGCATGCTCCACTGACACTAATGTGGTCTTACGGCCACACGGGCATGTGAGTTCTGTCACACCTGATGGAAAGCCAAATCCATCAGATGATGTTAATTGGATTAAACAATCACACTCATCTGGGTCACAGACAAATGTGTACACGCTTGATACTAGTTCGTTGGTCATGTACAGAATTATACAGGACCCCACTGACATTTACAATAGATTCCAGGGAATTTAAATGTGAGTCGTAACACACTTTTTGCCCCCTTAGCTTTGAGGGCGCTTGGCGATCCATAACGGACTTGAACCGTCGGCCTCTACCGTGACAGGGTAGCGCTCTAACCAACTGAGCTAATGGACCAAGAAAAAATGTGAGCAGTTTTAAATCTTGCTCAGGATTATTTTTATTTAGAAAGCAGAAATCAATTTCTTGATTTTGTTTTTCTCAGCGGTTAGCACTGGGTCAAATCCTGATGCGCCAGCCATAAGCGTTTCAGAATTTCCACGACCTGAGCGATAGTAATCAAGGCGTTCGGTGAGAGCATTAAACGCACCCCATTTAGTTCCCTTGATGTTAGCATTAGTTGGTGAGTTATGGTAAAGGTCATCAAGTAGCACGACCTTATTCTCCCATTTAGTTAGCGCAACTTTAGCAGCATCATCAGCAGGCTTTGGATAAATTGTGTGAATTAACTTTGAGAATTCAGCATCAGTAATTGACTGAGAATAAAGTGCTTGCGCTTCCTTCTCGAATTCATCAAAGTAACCAAGAGCAAGCCCAAGAGTTTCACGAGCAACTTGAATGCGACCTTCAACAGATTGCGTATGACGAATCTTGAAAGATTGCTTAGCGTTACGCATGGCAAGATTCAATGTGTTTTGGCATACAACACGAACAGGAGTAACAGCAGCCTGAACAGCAACTGACCCGTCATGTGATGTCCATACAATTAAATAGAGTTTAGTTTCATCGTTGGCACCTTGTGGGTCAAGAACCATTGTGCGAGGAATATCAACAGTGCCGAATACAACTTTGCCCTTTTTCAATGAGCCAGCAGATTCCCAACGGCAGTCAGCGTTCGCATCATGAATAGCATCAGCGAATGCGAATAATTCTTCATTCTGTACAGGCTTGTAACGCTTGCCAACAGTGGCAAGAACATCAGTTCCCTTATTGAATGGATTGTCACGAATGACAAGAGATGCGGTAGAGACATCATTCCAAGATTCTGGAATGTGCTCAGTGATTGGAGATAGACGAACATTCCAATTTGCCAACTTTGCTTCTTCAAGCATTAGGGCGGTAGTAACTTCTTCATCTTTTGTGAAGATGCGATTTGCTAGGTTGTGCCAAGCAGGTGCGCCACGGAGAGCGAAAGCAACTTCGCCGTTTTCCATTTCTAGATTGTGAGCCATATATTTTTTACCTTTCGTTTGATTAGTCATAAGTATAACAGGTGCCACTGACATTGTCTAGGATTAGATACAATATGTCCGAATTGATCCATGTGATTAATCTCACAAAATTCCAGGGATATCCACAGGCAGTCGTAACCCTGTGGATAACCCCTTACCTTTACGGGCCAGCTGCAGGATATGCAGCTAGTGTTAGATCTTTACAGACCTAACTCATCCCTGGTTAATTGATTCTTTCGATTGAAGTTAATAACTTCGGCGGGAAGATAAAGAGCAGTTGTCTTAGTCTTCTTCAATGTATCATACACATAAGCACGAACATCACCAAAAAAGTTACGGCGATTAGAGAATGCTAATTCAGTTAAGTATTCCTTATCAACGCCTTGCTCTGAATAAATTGTTACATCATTTAACTTGTTCTCATCATAGATTTCTACTCTGAAACGATTTTTCATTTTGTTGCCTTTGTTAGTAGTTGTCCCAAAAGGGAGAGCAGTTTGGCGACATACTCAGGTCGTTGGATTATTTACAGATAACGAGCAACCGCATTGTAAGTGCTGGTATTAACAACTTCCTCATCTGTCATTTTAAGAATACGAATTGCGTTTTCCATTTCCTCTTTCATCTCATTGTATGAGTGGCGGTGGATTACTTCGTAGTCCTTCTCAGGTTCAGCAGGGAAGTTTCCTTCCTTTGTGATGATGTCAAAATCAACATTGAGAGTGTTGTTCCAGTTGCGATAGTTTGTGCGTAGGTTTTCAGCCTTTGAGAAGTTAGCAATAGCCCACTTTCCAATTTCCTTTTTCCACGCTTCTACCTGCTTGTTATACTTTGCTTCGTTTGCTTCTTGTGATGCGAAGTCTTTATTTAGTTGTGCCAACTTTGTTTCCAAAGCCTTGATTACTCGCTGAGTTGGGATTTTCACCGAGATTGCTTTTCCTCTAGCCATTTGTTTCCTTCTTTCGTTGTGGGTTGGGTTGATGAAGTAATTATAGCAGGGAGGTCTGACATTTCTGCGACCCCCCTGCCTTTAGATTATACGCCTAGTAGTGTTTGAGCGGATACGGAAGTCCAACGAGTTTCCTTGTTTGGCATTTCCAATAGCACACGCACCGAGCCAGATGTTTGTGGGTGGATTTCTTTAATCACACCTGTTTTCTTTGACTTAAGGGTAGTGAATAAATCGCCTACCTGATACAACTTGTCGTTGATTGTCATTTATTGCCTCTTTTCTTTGTTAGGTTGGTAATTATAGCATTGGGGTCTGACATTAGTCTAGCCCTATCTCATTATTTGAGAAAGTTATTGTGTGACCTTAGTCACTTTCAGGTAGCCAAGCGTCTAAGTGGTGCTGTTCGATAATAGCCCACGCTGGCGCATGAGAGTCACCCTTATAAGATACGCCTTCAGGCATTTCGATCAACTTATTATAATCCTCATCATAGTAAGCATCAATAGCCTCGATACAAGGCTGTACCATAGAAAGTGGGACGGGCGGGTAATGATTACCCTGTAAGTGATAACCTAGTGCTACCTCTAAATCTAATTCAGTTAAATCTAATGCTGTATTGTATCCCATTATTCTGCCACCTTAAGAATTGCGTATGAGCCATTAGCATTTATCTCATCAAGAATTGGTTGTAGTCGGCTACCGACTAAATCTTTTAGCATTGACTCTAGCATAAAGATACGAGTATCCTCATCAAGCATTTCTATTTGCTTAGTTACTGGATGGCCGTCCTTAAACTCTGTTACGAACTTCAGGTTGTGTTCTATTCTCATTTGTTGCCTTTCGTTGTTGGTATAAGAGTATTATAGCCTATGCCACTGACAAATTGCTCAACACGCCCAAGCTTTATCTAATTTATTTTGTGATTAATCTCACAAATTCCAGGGGGTTGTGGATAACGCCCGTAACCCTGTGGATAACCCCGCAGCTTTACGGGCGGGCAGCGTCATTGATCAAATTTATTTTTATGTTTTATTTTTCTAAAATATTTTTTCTTATTGCGTACAGGTTGCGCCGCATTACTGCGACGCAATTCCTGTATGCGTTTAACTTTATCTCGAAGTGAATTTTGTGACATGGTATCCACACGCTTTATGAAATCGGTTTACATCAAATCGCTCATTATCTTTTGCGAACATAACTGCGAAATCATTTACAATTTTAGAAAATAAAGCAGGGTGCGCCTTATCACTAGCAAAGTTTAAAATTTCTGCTACTGCGACATAATCTTTTCTTGTCATCATTTTGTTACGACCTTTCGACCTTCACGATAAAATGTTTTTGTGTACATCTTGCCAGTTGGCGTCATTAAATTTACAGTTGAGTATTCGTTAGCAAATCCCCAATCGGTAAATGAAAGAAATGCGGTGAACGCTTCTAAAGCGTCATCATAGTTTTTATTCCAATGGATAGGCTTGCTATCGTAGGAAATTGTTATTTGGTACATTAGTCATTTTCCCCGTTCTTAAATAAAGAGCCATCTTGACAATCGCAAGGCTCGCAATCAAAATCATTATCATCACCAAAAAAGATTACGCCATGACCTAAGCAATCTTGGCAATCTATTGTTAATACTGAGTTAATCATTAGTGTTGTTCCTCGCAATCTTTGTCATAGTCAAATCCGCAAAAGTAGCAACCCATAAATTCTAGGTGTTCGATACAGTAATACTTAAATTGACTTTCATCACAACAAAAATGTTGCTCGTCTGCGATTTCATAGAAATCGGTTTTGTCGATTATGTTTAACATAGTTTTCCTTTCGTTTGTTTATTCTGTAATTATAGCGGATAGCACTGACAAATTAGTCAGATACCCTAACCGCAATGGTTGCCCAAAAGTTTTTGATCCCACGGGTTGGGCGAACCTCGATAGCGTAAGCCTCTAGGTTTTCTCCGTACCAAATTGCGTCACGCTTTGTTGCGTATACGATAGTTCCCTCGTCATGGCGAGAGTGTGAGCGATAGTGTTTTCCCTCTAAGAGGCTTTCGATAGTGTATGCTTTTGCTGACATGAGTTGTCACCTTTCGTTTGTTGATACTGGCAATTATAGCCTATGCCACTGACATTTTCACATTACTGGCGAGTAATTCCACATTTTGAGACGCTCAAGTCGTGTGATAAAAATCACAAAATCTCGGGCGTGTCGCAAATTCCAGGGGTTGTGGATAACCCCCGTAACCCTGTGGATAACCCCGCTCTTTTGCGGGCGCATCAACTTTTGTCAAGTCGACACGCCGCTGTTTATTCGAAATCTTTAAAAATTTCTTCAAGCTTTAGAATTTGCTCATCTGTTAAATGATCAATTTCAATTGCTTTTTCAAATCCAAAAAAATCCATTATTCGTTTTCCATTTCTGCTAAATAATCTTCATGTTCAATTAGTCCGATTGAAAAAGCGATTGGGTCGCAACATTCCAAAATTTCGGCGGGAGTAAAAGTAGAGTAACCAATTTTTACAGTAGGGTAAACATCATTTAGTAAATCAATAAAGCTTTCTTTAATTTCTAAATCTTTTTCGAAATCTGATTTCATTCGCTTAACTCCAATTCGGTATAATCAACAACAATAAAATCAAGTCGCTCTAATGGAACAACCTTTAACCATGATAAGGCAGACTCAAAATCATCTGCCTCAACAGTAACGGATAAATCAAAATTAAATACAGCCATTTAGTTAGTTTCCTTATCTTTTAGTATGTTTAGAATAATCTCTAATTGCTTAGTGCTTAGTAACGCTTGAGCGCAACCCCACTTAAAGGCTAAATCCATTTCGCCATAGTGCTTTTTAGCAAGAGTTGTTATTTCTTGCGTTACCTCAAAATTAGTTTTCATTTAGTTAAACTCCAATCGGAATAAAATGGTAAGCGGTCATAGTCATCATAGAAATAGACTCTATCTATGTTCTGCTCGCATGTTTCGCAGAAAGTGTATTCGACATCTACACCCATGCCATAGGTAGTAGATACGCTCTCCATGTGTGGAGTGTGTGTATGTGTATTTGTTAGTGTAGTCATAGTGACCACCTTTCTTTTTCGTTATGGTAGTATTTTACCACGGGGGTCTGACATTTATCTACCTACTAGCCAGTAATTCCAAATAATGAGACGCTCAGCCTATGTGATAGTAATCACAAAATCTCGGGCGTGTCGCAAAACCTGGGGGTTGTGGATAACCCCCGTAACCCTGTGGATAACTCCCGCAAGTACTTGCGGGCCAGCTTGACAATGTCAAGCCGACACGCCGTTAGGCTAGTGTGAGTTAGCCCACTCTCGGTAATCCGCTACGATCTCACGCCATACAAGGCGGAGCATAATTAGGGCGGGAATACCAATACCTAATTGGACTAGTGTAGTAAGTAGTCTATTCATTACTCTCCCCATGTATCATTAGTATTAGTAGGCAAGCAATTGCCTAGTGTTCGATTATTCTTTACTCTTTTATAAATCTTATAACCGATAAAAACAACGGAGGACAAGATAAGGAAAGCCCATGATAGGGATAAGTAAATAAAATCACCCATGTCAAGCATAAAGCCGTATTCATTTAGTTCGATAGTCATTACTTATTTACCTCTACTTCTCTAATGTTGTAAGTGAAACCCTTACCTAGTTTATTTAGTTCGTTCATTACTGTTAGCAATTCATCTGCGCTAGTAGCCTTGTTATTAACGCTTAGTAGTTGGCTACCTTGCCAAAGTGTGTAAGTGATTATCATTAGTAAGTATCCTCTACGCCTAGTTCATAGGACTTGTTTAGTAGTGTTAGTAGTTCAGGTGTTACAGTAAATCCGTTAGCCTTAGCCATGTCGGCTAGTGTATCCATTGGGTACATCATTATTAGTTCTCCCATGTTAGTTGGTAAAGTTTTGCTAGTGCCTCATCATCTGAGTCATCAAATTCATCTAGTGGAGGTTGTTCCTCATCTACCTCATCAAGGTATGCGTATGCGTCTGCGACATCTGATTGGATAGTATCCCATTTAGATACGCTATTAGTTTCGTATGAGTATGCGTATGACATTATTTATTCATCTCCTTAGCGATTGTATCGGACTTACGCAAAGCCTCTAGGGCTATTGCTAGGGAGGCAAGGCGTTGCGCCTCTACCATTTGCTTGTATTCATCTAGTGTCATTTATTCTGACCTTTCGTTGTTGTTATTCTGTAATTGTAGCATGGGGGTCTGACAAATTGGGGAGGTTGGGCTAGCGTGTCGCTGTGAGGTGTGTCACATGCCTCTCTTGAGGCGAATAGCCTCGACCTGTGCTAATTGCTCAGGTGTAGCGTTGCGGAAAGCCTGTACGCTCTCTCTAATCCAAGGTGACTTAGCCATAGCCTTTTCGTGAGCGATAGCGTTTCGCTCTTGTTGTTCTTTTCTAATTCGTTCTAGTGTATTCATTAGATGATTACCTTTCGTTTGTTTGTTATACCTTAAGCATAGCATGGGGGTCTGACAAATGTCTAATCCAAAATGCGTATAATTCGGACATTGTGAGATGTATCACAAAAAAATCGTGTGAGATGAGTCACAAATGACCATTCATTATGGGCGCACTATCCGAAATGTCCGTTTTGCCTAAATTGTGTATCATACATGTAAAAAATATATTAACATTTTCTTAAATCTGAAAAAGCAGTCAACTAGAATAAATGGCGGGGAATATGGTAAGATACTACTTGATCAACATAGCTGTTATATAAGCTATTGACTTTGGTAAAAGTAAAATGCTACACTTAGTTTGCTTTGTGGGGGGCTTACCCTGAAACTCAATATGTACCAGATAACATCTGTGGATATATGTTCCAGGAATTGCTTTCTCTATCTTTCCAAAAAGAAAAAATTTGGGGGGTAGGGGGGCTTTCCTAAAATCTAATATACCCAGATAAAAAGTTAAAAAAGATAAAGAATATAAGACAAATAGGTGATAAGTATGTGTAGAGAATGTGGAAACTGTTCAAGACAACATACTAGAACGATAGATGATTCTATGGATGAAGTCCTAGATTCAATTTTTAAAAAAACGGGGGTAGAACAGTGAAACTTCTTTTGGCTATAGCCATAGTAACTGTAATGACTTTTACCCTTGGTATAATATATCAGATAATAGGCTAATATAAGGGCCTATAGCTTAACCTGGTTAAAGCAATTGTCTTATATGCAATCGACTTTGGGTTCAAATCCCAATAGGCCTACTTGGAGGAAATATGGATAATGTAAGAGTGCCAGATGAATGGCCAAAAACTAAGAAGGCTAAATTCCTTCTTGTATGCTTTGGCGTTATAGTACTATTTCTTTTTTTTAATTTATAGATCTACTTGGTTTCACGTGAAACATGGAGTATAATATTACTATGCTAGCCTATGATGTTCCTCTTTCCGCCCTCTTTTTTATTGTATATGCTGGAGTACCAGCAAAAAATAATATAGGGCCTACTGAGGAGCAATTGGACGAGTATATAGCGATGTTAAAAAGAATTCAGGACTATGGTCTCTAATTTTCGGCTCACTTTTCGCCGCACTTTTTAGGACATTGAATCTGTAGAATATGTAGGGTATAATATACTTATTCTTAAAAATTAAAGGAGATACACGATGAGATTTTTTAGTACAATTGACTCTGAAAGAGTAAACGCAATCTGGAACAAGTTCGATCTTTTTCTAGTTAAAGAATTCAAAGAAGCAAACCCATCTTTATCAGACGAAGAAATCTTGGAAGCAACAAAAGATGGCAAGCTAACAATTAAATACCAAGAAGATCAAAACTACGATGTATTGGTTTATGAAACAGCAAATCTAAAGCTAGAAGAGTCTGAAGAGTATCTAGTAACAAACTTCGGCACAGAGTCTGACATAGCAGATCTTGAATCTTGGAAGGCTGCAAATTAATGGGAATCCTTGATGACGTAACCCATGCTGAAGAGCAACCAGTAATTACTCTTCCTGCAAGCTCACAAAAAAAATTTATTTCTTTTGAAATTACAGACGAAGAAGTTCTTGAAATTAAAAATTGGCTAAATTCTGCTACAGATGAGGAAAAAGAAACAATTGAGCATTCTAATATAACTAGAATTAATTACTCTCATCCAAGACTTCCAGTAAGACCTACTTTAACTGAAATAAGAGAAAAGTTTGTAGAGTTGTCTGATTTAAAAAGCCTACTCAGCATAAAAAATTATTACACAATGGCTTACTCTAACGCCGAGCCTTTTGAACATACTCATACAATGTCTGTAGAGCTAGATCCAGATGCAATATTTGTAAAAGCTTATATTGTATTAGATGGTAGCTTAAAAATAAATGGAATTTCTTCTAAAGTGTTTGCACCAAAAGAAATTGTGTTTTTTGTATCAGATTCTGAAAATGAAAACATCATGAGTTCAGGAGAAGAAGATTCTCTTATTTTGGGACTCACTTTAGCATAACAAAGATTAATTTTTGTAAAAGTTAGGTATTTTTATAAAAGCTGGAAGTACATATCTTGTAGGTCCTTCTGTTACAAATCTTACTCCATGCTCCCATTCTGGATCCCCACCAAATAGTAAAAGATCTCCAGGTTCTGGTTTCATTTCAAATCCTTTTTTAGCCCAAAAAATTTCACCACCGTTATAATCATTATTTATGTATATAACTCCAGCGTGTTGTATGGATTCATCTGTATTTTGATCATGATGAGATACTAGCTGTACCCCATCATACATTCTCTGTATAAAATAAAATCCACTTAGTAAAAGCCCTTCTTTGGTTTTTTCAAGCACATCATTAAATCTTTTATCTATTCTTCTATGTATATCTGAGTTAATGAAGGATACGTTTTTATCATTCCAGTTTAATGTTACTTCGTATAAACCTTCTTTAACTAAATTTTCTATATCTTCCCTGCCAAATTTTTCTTTTGTAAAAACCTTTAGCTGGTCTGTATACCACTTATCCCATTGTTCTTCAGAGGTGTTATTTATTATACCCATGTATTCTTCAATGTCTTCTTTCGTTATAAAGTTTTTAACAACAAGCAATCCATCAATAGGAGTTTCTACGGTATATCCGCTTTCTTCAAATTCTTTTTTCATCCAAGTGGTCATAGTATTATTGTATCATTCCTTCCACATAATAGCTTGGCCAGTAGGTAGCTCAAGTATATTGTGATCTTCAAAAGCGTCTTTTACAGCTTTTCTAGATCCTTCTGTTTTGTAAGAACCGTAGTCATCACATATTAATACTCCGCCAGAAACTATTTTAGGCCAAAAATATTCTATTGATTCTTTTGTTGGCTCGTATAAATCTACATCTACATGTACAAATGAATACTGTTTTTCTTCAAGGTCTTTAAATACTTCTGGTATCCAGCCTTTTTTTAATTCTATATTTTTGTATCTAGATAGGTTATTTTTTGCCCACGCCATTTCAGATTTTAGTTTTACTGTTTTAAAGTATTCTGTATCAAACTCTCCTGGCTCAGAAACGCCTTCCCAAGAATCAATTCCTATAAAAGATTTGTTGCAAAACTCGGCGGTAAAGAACATTGTCATTCCAGCATAAACACCAGTCTCAGCAAAGTTTAAATTTGGATTGATTACAGATTGATGTTTTGCCAGCTGTCTTAATATAGATATTCTTCCGTACTGAGCATTGTCCATAGAATTCTGTATGTTACATATTAAATTAAAATCATTATGTAGTTTTACAAAATCTTGGTCTTCAGTCCATCTGCTTAAATATGAGTCCATTTTGCTCCTTAAACAAAAAACCCCAAAGGAGGCGGATCCTTTAGGGTCTTTGTTGCGTTATATCCGCATAGTGTAATTAATATCACACACTTATATTGTAGTATATTTTTTTTGACAAAGCAATACTATTTTACGAGTTCTTTTTCAAGAAGCACATCGTATACAGCAGTCAATGCATGATTAATAGAAGGAGTGCTTTGCTCAATAAACTTATCTACTTCAGCTTCTTCCATACCGCTTGCTAGAGCCATGCTCTTATTTGTTTCGCTAAAAACCTCAGTCATGAGGTTGATTATTTCTTCTCTATCCATTATTCTCCTCAGAAATAAATGCTGGGGAAGGTCCCAGCAAGAATCCTTCTTTATGATATTCTACCATTTTCTCTATTTCTTTTACATCCCCGCCTTGCTTGGCTATCAGGCATAATACGTCATATATTCTATGAAGCATTATATAATTTACCATAGGCAGATTGTCTTCTAGGTTGCTAGAATTAGTTTCAGTCATTTTTTACTTTTATGTCTTCAAGCACTTCGTCAATTGTATTTAGGCCGCGAACTTTAGCTAGCTCTAAATATGACTGAATAACATTTAATGCTTTTTCAGCAAGAAATGCTCTGGGTATGTGTGCACATGGAATATTAGAAGACATGTCTAGAACTAAGTCTTTGTTAAACTTGCTTTCTATTTGCATTTTCTATTTCTTTCACCATTTTGCTATAAAGGGCTATACCGATATAGCTTTTGTATTTACAAGAAACACAATAAATAAAAATTTTATCTTCGTTGTCTGTGTTAGAAAAGAGAAGGCCTTGATCTAATGGACAAGCCATTTCTGAAACAAGACCTTCTCTTGAAAGGCTCAGATATTCAGATACCAATTGTATCTTAATAGTAAATCCTTTCTAACTTCTAGATGGAAATTTGTTTAGCCACTCTTTTGTTCGAGGAGTTAAACCTTTCCATGACGACCAATCTTGACCGCCATTGGTCATATAATACGTTATCTCTGCGTTGATTGCTGGATCAAATAACGAATAGTTACTGTCCAGTTTGAACTTTTCTTTACGATTATCACCTAGGTTTCCCAACATGTTAATCTGAAAAATTCCATAAGAGCTGTCTCCAGTTTTTATGTTGCCGTTATAAGCCATTGGGCGTCCATTAGACTCCTTTTTAGCTACGGCCCACGCCATTTTAAGGGCGCTACCCTCAAAGCCTACAGCTTTGAGAAGTTCAACCAATTCTTTATCTGTTAAAGACTCAGATGGTTTCCACACAGTATTACTGAATTGCTTCAGCGTTTCCTTGTCAAGTTGTGCTTCGGTTTTTACATCTGGTTTTACAACCAGTGCAGATGCTGATTGAATCATTTCTGGTTGACCAGTAAATAAAAACAATACAGCTACTGCTATTGCAACATAGTGATGTAAAACATCGCTAAGTTTTTCTTTTATATTCTCCATAGGCATTTCCTCCAATAGAGATAACGAACTATAAGAATACCATTAAAAAGTTTAATCTGTCAACCTAGAGTTCATGTTATATTTGTTTTAGTTAACTAATAATAAAGCTGTTTTCTTTACTTTTAATTTAATGCTCTTCCCATGCGTAAAAAAGTTTGGTAGAATAGGACTCTACTTAAATTAAATTAGACCGCTAGGCGGAGAAACAGGTACTATAAATGTCAAATACTATTGCAAACCCTTACGAAAATTTTATTGCGTTATCGCGTTACGCTAGATGGATTCCAGAAGAGAACCGTCGTGAAACGTGGGGTGAAACAGTAGATAGATATTTTGACTATATGCTGAATCACCTAAAGCAAAACCACAATTATATTCCAACTGAAAAGCTTGTAGCGGAATTAAAAGACGGTGTATTCAAAAGAAATGTCATGCCCTCAATGCGCTCCGTAATGACTTCAGGAGCAGCACTAGAACGAGATAATGTTGCAGGATACAATTGTGCTTTTTTGCCAGTTGACTCACCACGTTCATTTGATGAAACAATGTATATCCTTATGTGTGGAACGGGTGTAGGGTTTTCTGTTGAATACAAGTACATTAATAAACTTCCTGCCGTCCCAGAATCTTTAGAGAAATCAACTACAGTTATTACTGTAGAAGATTCAAAGCAAGGGTGGGCAAAAGCATATCGTGAGTTGCTAGCCCTTCTTTGGTCGGGTCAGATTCCAGCAATAGATGTTTCTAGGGTTCGTCCTGCAGGCGCAAGACTTAAGACAATGGGCGGAAGATCATCTGGCCCGCAGCCATTGGTTAACTTGTTTGATTTTACAATTGCAAAATTTAAAAATGCCGCAGGAAGAACTCTTAAGCCAATTGAATGCCATGATATTATGTGCAAGATTGGTGAAGTAGTTGTTGTAGGAGGAGTTCGTCGCTCAGCAATGATTTCTCTTTCTAACATTAATGATATTGAAATGGCACAGGCTAAATCAGGAAACTGGTGGGAGCAAAGCCCTCAGAGAGCGTTGTCTAATAATTCTGTTGCATACTCACGCAAGCCAGATATGGAGCAATTTATTGCAGAATGGAAATCTCTATATGACTCAAAGTCGGGAGAACGAGGGATATACAATGTGGCCGCAGCTCAAACCCAAGCAGCCAAATATGGAAGAAGAGATCCAGATATACACTATGGCACTAACCCGTGTTCAGAAATTATTTTACGTCCTTATCAGTTTTGCAATCTTTCAGAAGTCGTATTACGTGAAGGTGATACAAAGAAAGATATTGAACGCAAGGTAGAGCTAGCTACAATCCTTGGCACATGGCAATCTACGCTTACTGATTTTAAATATCTTAGAAAAATCTGGAAAGATAATACAGAAGAAGAACGCTTGCTGGGAGTATCTTTAACAGGACAATTTGGAAATAAGTTTATGTCAGGAAAAGAAGATCTGGTTTCCCTCGAAGCCTTTTTAATGAATCTTCGTGAATCAGCAAGAGAAGCAAATAAAAAAGAAGCAGGAAAAATTGGAATTCCCGAGTCTGCAGCTATTACATGTGTAAAGCCATCTGGAACTGTTTCCCAATTAGTTGGAGTGTCTTCTGGCATGCATGCGTGGCACTCTCCATACTACATTAGAACTGTTCGTGGTTCTAAGGGGGATCCTATTTCTGTATTTCTTAAAGAAGTTGGAATTCCAGTAGAAGATGATGTAATGAAGCCAAATGAAACTTATGTTTTTTCTTTTCCAGTAAAGGCACCAGAAGGTGCAATTGTTAGAAATGATTTGACAGCTATTGAGCACCTTAATATTTGGTTGGTTTACCAACGTGCATGGTGTGAGCATAAGCCATCTATTACAGTTTCTGTAAAAGAAGATGAGTGGATGGAAGTTGGCGCCTGGGTGTACAAGCATTTTGATGAAGTGTCTGGAATTTCATTTCTACCACATTCAGATCACTCTTATAAGCAAGCTCCTTATCAAGAAGTAAGCAAGGAGGAGTACGAGGCCCTTGTTGCAAAGATGCCAAAGGAAATTCGCTGGGAAGATCTATCTTTTTATGAAACAGAAGATGGAACTTCAACAAATGCTACTCTTGCTTGCAGCTCTGACGGCAATTGTGAATTGGTAGATATTAGCGCATAGTGGTACAATAATAGAATTGGGCTAAAGCCCAAAATTCCTAGGCTACCCGCCTAGAAATAAGGAGGATCAAAAATGGCAAAAGCTAAAGAAGATCTTAATGGAGATGGAAAGGTTACAATGCAAGAGAAAATTCTAGCAGCACTAGCAAGTTATGGACGTCATTTTTTAGGAGCAGCAATTGCCCTATATATGACTGGCAACACTAGTCCAAGAGACCTACTATTGGGCGGATTTGCTGCCACAGCACCCGTAATTTTGAAAGCACTTAATCCAAACGAACCATCGTTCGGTTTCACAAACAAGTAAATATAGTCGATTAGAAATACTCCTGTGCTAAAATTAGTACAGGAGTATTCCTATTTAGGAGACTATGGCAAATGGCAGGACAAAAGAATTTCGAAGTAGATCAGAATGCAACATTTAGCTTTGTAGTAGAATATAAAGACGACAATGGTAATGCGATTGATCTCACTGGCGCATCTGCAAAAATGCAGGTTCGTGATGTAAAAGGTGGAACAAAGCTAGCAGTAACTTTAACATCTCCAAGCGGCGGTATAGTAATAAACGGCCCACTTGGAAAAGTAACTGTAACACTTACACCAACTCAAACAAATAAACTCTTTTACCCAAAGTCTGTATATGACATCATGGTCGTAGATTCTAATGCGAATAAAATAAAACTCCTTGAAGGGTTTATAACCCTAAATAGGTCGGTGACCATATAATGGTAGAATCCGTAGTTGTTAAAGAACAAATAAACAAAGTCATAATTTCTTCACCTGGACCACAAGGCCCAAGAGGAAGAACTATTCTAAATGGATCTGGAGATCCTGCAGCAAATTTAGGACTTACTGGAGATTTTTATTACGACACGGTATCTTCTGCTTTTCACGGACCAAAAGTTTCTGATTTAACATGGTCAGGATCTACTAAAATATTTTTAACAAATAATACATTAGCTTATTCTTGGGAGCTCGCTCAGGTCACTGGGCCAACCCTAGGTGTGTATTCTGTTGTTATTAGCCATGGGCTTGGGTATCAACCAAACGTTACAGTTAAATCAAGCGCAGGAGATATTTTAGAAACTGGAATAGATTACAATAGTAATAACCAAATAACACTGACAATGGCTCAACCATTTTCAGGGACAGCATACCTGTCATAAGGAGATAGCAAATGGCAAGAAAATTTTTAGTTAGCGTTGATCTCAACAAGAATGAGTTGCTCAATGCTAGAATCCAAAACTTAGGTTCAGCACCTTCAAATCCAGTAGTTGGACAGATTTACTACGATACATCAAATAACACAATGTATTACTATAATGGACTATCATCACCTAATGGTCCATGGATGCCAATGTCTGGCTCTACAGAAGTTATACAAGATGTAATCGGTTCATCTATTGTTGGCGGAGTTGGCTTAACAGCAACATACGGAGACCCAGCTGGAACAACAACAATTGATTTAGACGATACCGCTGTAACTGCTGGTTCATATGGATCAACAACAGCAATTCCTACATTTACAGTTGACGCTCAAGGTCGTTTAACTGCAGCAGGAACAGTTAGCGTAGCAACTAATCTTTCAGTTGCTGGAGACACTGGAACAGACACAGTCGATCTTCTTACAGACACTCTTACAGTATCTGGCGGAGAAGGAATTGATGTAGCGGTAACAAATAACACAATTACGGTATCTGCAGAAGATGCAACTTATACAAATAAGGGTGTTGCTTCATTTAATTCAACAGATTTTACAGTTACAGCAGGAGCAGTATCTCTCAATAAAGATCCAGTAATTACACTTTCAGGAGATGTAACTGGTTCTGCAACAATGACCAATTTGGGAGACGTAACAATATCAACCACAATTGAGCCAAACTCAATTGCCCTTGGAACAGATACAACTGGAGATTATGTAGCAACAATTGTTGGCACAGCCAATGAAGTTACTGTTTCTCCAAATAGCGGAGAGTCAGCAGCCGTAACAATTGGATTGCCAGATGACGTAACAATTACTAATAATTTAACAGTTGGCGGTAATTTGAATGTAACTGGAACAATTAACTCAGTAAATACTACTCAGGTAAATATTGTTGACAATAAGATTAACCTAAATACCGATTTTGCAGGAGCACCAACAGTAGATGCTGGAATCCGTGTAGAACGAGGAACATCTGCAGATGCAGAAATATTGTGGAATGAAACATCAGATCAGTGGACACTAACTAATGATGGAACAAATTATCATGAGATAACAAGAAAGTATAAGACAACTCTTAATACTTCAGCAACATCTTATACAGTAACTCACAATTTAGGAACAAAAGATGTTGTGACTGCTATATATGAAGTTGCTTCTCCATATGCACAAATTGAGGCAGATATTGAGCATACATCAGATTCAGTTGTAACTATTAGATTTGCAGTTGCACCAGCAATTGGAGAATATAGAGTAGTTGTAATAGGATAAGGATTTCAAATGGCCAAAAAGTTTAAGTCATTATTAAATCTGCTTACACTTCCAGAAGATCCTATAATTGGATCAACTGGAGATGTGTATTTTAATGTAACAAGCAAAAACATTAAGATATACAATGGTGCAGTGTGGGTTGACTTAACTCCTGGCTCTACCGATCCCGCTCCATTTTATATGCACACTCACTCTTATGATGGAAATGTACATACAGTTAATTTACAAGAAACAATTGATTTTTCTGATATTAACAATAACGCAGGAGTTGTAGAAACAAGTCCTGCTATAATAGGCATAGACGGTGGTACTCCAACATCATCGTATACAAATGCAAGTTACACGCAGTTAACATTGTTGGATGGAGGCCAAATTGGCGACTAATTATCCTACATCAAAAGATAACTTTACTAATCCTGCCGCAACTGAATCAATGGAAGGCCATGCGTCTCTGCATGGCAACGTCAATGATGCAATTGAAGCAATTGAAAACAAGCTAGGCGTAAACGGATCATCAGATGTAAATTCAATAGACTATAAGGTTTCTCAGCTAGAAACAAACTTAGCTAACCTTGATGCAGAAAACGCTTCAGAACTTTTGGGGCTAGATGGCAATAATGATTTAACTATAAACGGTATAGAGAACAAAACAACTATTGATTCGTTTTCTAAAAATGTTTACAAAACAGTTGAGTATAAAATTCAGATTGATAAGCAGGTTGGAAACTTAACTACAAGCTCAACAGTACTGATTCTAAACGATGGAGCAAATGTCTACATGTCCGAATCTAATGTTATTTCAAATACAAATGATGTTTTGGGTAATATAACTTTTGAAGAAAATAGCGGTATAATAAGTCTATGTGTTGCGCCGATATCAGGCTCCATAAGAGTAAGATATTCTAGAACAGCACTAAAAGCATAAAAAGCAGTAAAAGGGAGTCATATCAATGGCAACAGTAAATAAGAATTTTAGAGTTAAAAATGGTCTTATCGTTGAAGGTGGTTCAGCCACCGTCAATGGTTTTGATGTATTAACAAAGGCACAAGCGGACCAAGACTACATTGTTAGTATTATTGGTGGTACAGCAACCTCAGCCAATACAGCTAATACTGTTGTAAAAAGAGATGCCAACGGAAATTTTGCTGCAGGAACAATTACTGCAACATTTACGGGTAACCTTACTGGTAACGTAACTGGTGATGTAACTGGTAACGTAAGCGGTCAAGCTGGAACAGTATCAAGCCTTTCAGGACATAGTTCAGACGAGATCTCAGAAGGATCAACAAATAAATATTACACAGATGAAAGAGCTCAAGATGCTATAGGTAATTCTTTAGGTACTGGTCTTTCATACAATGATACAACAGGTGCAATATCTGTAACTGCAAATACTTATGATGCATACGGTGCAGCTTCAGCAGCACAGACTGCAGCAGCAACAGATGCTACTACAAAGGCTAACGCAGCCCAGGCAGCAGCAGAGGCCACAGCAGCAGCAGATGCTACTACAAAAGCTAACGCAGCCCAGGCAGCAGCAATTTCAGCAGCAGCAACAGCAGCAAACTCAGCATTAACCTCTGCAATTTCAACAGAAGTTTCAAACCGAAATACAGCAATTTCAACAGCGGTAGATAACCTTGTTGCAGGAGCACCAAATTTACTTAACACACTTGATGAATTAGCAGCAGCAATTGCAGACGATGCAAACTACGCAACAACTATGACATCAGCTTTGGCGACAAAGGCTCCTCTTGCTTCACCAGCACTTACTGGTGTGCCAACAGCACCTACTGCAGCAGCAAACACTGACACAACTCAGATTGCAACTACAGCATTCGCAAAAGCAGAAGCAGATGCAGCTCAAGCAGCAGCAGAAGCCACAGCAGCAGCAGATGCTACTACAAAAGCTAATGCAGCTCAGTCAGCAGCAACAACTGCAGCAGCAACAGATGCTACTACAAAAGCTAATGCAGCTCAGTCAGCAGCAACTACAGCAGCAGCAACAGATGCTACTACAAAAGCTAACGCAGCTCAGGCAGCAGCAGAGGCTACAGCAGCATCAGCACTTACTGCAGTAAAGAATGGTACTACAAAGTTTACAGCAGTAAACGTAAATGACCTGGTTTCACAACGGGCAGCCCAGGCAGTTCTTGCTTCAATAGCAACAGGCTCTTCTGTAATGTCATGGGCTAAGTCAGACTATCCAACAGCTAAATTGTGGGTAAAGTTTGCAACAGCAACACATTCACAAATTTCAGAAATTCTACTAACTACAGACTCATCAAATAACATAGCAATTACTGATTTTGCTGAGACTGGCACAAATGGTTCCCTTGGAACAATTACTGCCTCATATGTGGCGGGAAACATTGGAATAGAAGTAAATACTGTTTATGCAAATACAACAGTAACCGTAGTAGCAACACTTATTAAATAATTAAATAACAAGGTTATGGGGTTCCTTTTAAAAACCCCACCAAAACACTTAGGGGATATGTGAACTTAAATGGCAACAGAAAATAAGAATTTTAAAGTAAAGAACGGACTCAATGTAGCAGGTACTGCCACATTTGGGTCTAATGTCGTTTTAGGCGAAACACCCCTTAGATTTGATACAGCAACAAATAAGCTACAAATTCAGCTAAATGGGACATGGACCCCAATAGCTTTTAATTCAGATATACCAGATCCAGCTTCACAAATTAGCTTTATGGACATCGGATTGGCCATTGATTATAACGGAGAACCAATCTACACAGTGCAGGCAAATGGAGTTACTCCTGAAGTAACAAGCAAGTTTGTAGATGGTGGATCTCCATCTTCTACAGATGCCGATGTTTCTATGGTTTTTGACTCTGGAGTCATATCTTAAAGCAATAAATGATACAATAAGCAGTATAAATAAAATATATAAGGGGTAACAAAATGGCAACAGTAAGATTACAATTAAGAAGAGGCGAAGCAGATCAATGGGTTGCCGCCAACCCAACACTAGCACCAGGAGAAATTGGTATTGAAACAGATACTAATACATTTAAATTTGGAGATGGAAGCACCCCTTGGAATTCACTAAGCTATGCTCTCTCACAAACAGTAGACGATTATATTCTTTTAAGCACTAAAGGTGTTGCAAATGGTGTTGCGTCATTAGACTCATCAGGATTTATTCCATCAGCACAGCTACCCCCATTAGCAAAAGTTACAGTTTCTTCAGCAGCAAATCAAGCTGCACGTTTGGCTTTAACCGCAGAACCTGGCGATATTGCAATCCAGTCAGACAATGGAACAACATATGTACTTGCCTCTTCCCCTGCAAGCACAAATGGCAACTGGAGAGAAATATCCGCTACAGCAGCAATCTCAGCAGCAATTGCTACTCACGAAGCAGATACAACAAGCGTACACGGAATTGCTGACACTTCGCTTCTAGCAACTACAGCAAACGTAGCAACTGCTAAATCAGAAGCAATTTCTGCAGCCGCTACTGCAGCAGGAACCGCACTTTCAACTCACGATGTTGACACAACAGGAGTACACGGCATTGCAGATACAGCAGAGCTTGCTACAAAAACATATGCAAATTCAGCAGTGACAACCGCAGTATCTGCCCTTACAAAATCTTCAGTTGGGCTTTCAAATGTAGATAATACTTCAGACTTATCTAAGCCAGTTTCTTCTGCCACACTTACAGCGTTAGACTTAAAAGCACCACTATCTTCACCAGCTCTTACTGGCGATGCAACTGCAGTTAATTTAACTCTTTCTGGAAATTTGACAGTAAATGGAACAACTTCAACTATTAATTCAACTACACTTACAGTTCAAGATAAAGATATTGTTTTGGGACAGACATCAAGCCCAACAGATGCCGCTGCAGATAACGGCGGAATTATATTAAAGGGAACAACTGATAAATCAATCAAATATAGCGTTGCAAAATCAGCATGGGATGTTTCAGAAAATATTAATATCCCTGCAGATAAATCTATTAAAATAAACAACATTGAAGTATTAACATTGACTACTATTTTTGGAAAAAGCCTTCCAGATGTAGTCGTTGGAACAACAGAAACTCAAAATCTTACAAATAAAACTTTGAACTCGCCAATAATTAACACACCTACTGGTATTACAAAATCAGATGTTGGACTTTCAAATGTAGACAATACAGCTGATTCTGCAAAGCCAGTTTCAACTGCTGCTCAGTCAGCTCTTGATCTAAAGGCCCCACTAGCCTCACCAACATTTACAGGAACAGTAACTCTTCCAGTCGGAACAGTTACATCTGGAATGATTGCCGACGGATCAATCATGAATGCAGATATTAATGCAGCCGCAGAAATTGCTACATCAAAGATTGCAGGCCTCGACACAGCGCTTGGGCTAAAGGCCCCGCTAGCCTCACCTACATTTACAGGAACCGTAACTCTTCCAGCTGGAACAGTTACATCTGGAATGATTGCCGACGGAGCAATTCTAGATTCAGACATTAGCGGAGCAGCAGCAATTGCAACATCTAAGATCTCAGGCCTCGACACAGCTCTTGACCTAAAGGCTCCACTAGCCTCACCAACATTTACTGGTACAGTATCTGGTATTACAAAGTCTATGGTTGGACTAGGGTCTGTTGATAACACAACAGATGCAGAAAAGCCAGTTTCAACTGCTGCTCAGTCAGCTCTTGATCTAAAGGCCCCACTAGCCTCACCAACATTTACTGGTACAGTGTCTGGTATTACAAAGGCAATGGTAGGCTTAACAAACGCTAACGACACTTCAGATTTAGCTAAACCAATTTCTACTGCTACTCAAGCAGCCTTGGATCTAAAAGCACCGCTAAATTCTCCAACATTTACTGGCACGGTTGTATTGCCTTCAACAACATCAATAGGCTTAGTTGATTTATCAGAGCTTGGATATGTAAATGGAGTTACATCATCTATTCAGACTCAGATTGATAGCAAAGCCCCTCTAGCCTCACCAACATTTACAGGTACAGTAACTCTTCCATCTGGAACAGTTACATCTGGAATGATTGCTGACGGAGCAGTTGCAACAGCAGATGTTGCAGATTTAGCAATATCAACTGGTAAAATTGCAGATGCAGCAGTTACTACTGCTAAAATTGCAGATGATTCAATTACATCAGCAAAAATTGTTTCTGGCACAATTGTTAATAGCGATATTAATGCATCAGCAGCAATTGACTGGACTAAACTTGCAATATCTTCAACAGTTGATTCAACTGAAATTGGATATGTTAATGGAGTAACTTCAGCAATTCAAACTCAGCTTACAGCAGGGGTAACAGCGCTTTCAACACACGAAGCCGATACAACAAATATTCACGGAATTGCAGACACTAGTTTGCTTGTTACAACAACTGGCACACAAACCCTAACTAATAAGACAATTACTTCTCCATCGGGATTAGTAAAAGCAGATGTCGGCCTTGCTAATGTTGATAATACAGCAGACTCAGCAAAGCCAGTTTCAACAGCACAGGCTACCGCAATTGCAACTGCAAAAGCAGAAGCAATCTCAGATGCAACATCGCAAGTAAACGCACTGCTATCTGGTGCGCCAGCAGCATTAAACACACTTGATGAGCTTGCTGCAGCACTTGGTGATGACGCAAACTTTGCGGCATCAGTAACAACTAGCCTTGGACTTAAGGTAGATTCCTTAACACCAATTTCACAAAAGACAGCATCATACACACTTTCATCATTAACTGAAAGAGATGATCTAATTGAAATGGGTTCAGCATCACCAATTACCCTTACAATTCCAACAGATGCTACACTAAATTATCCAATTGGAACATCAATTGATATTCTTCAAACTGGAGCGGGACAAGTAACAATTGCCCCAGTATCTGGAACAGTTACAGTAAATGCAACACCTGGCTTGAAGCTTCGCACAACTTGGTCATCTGCAACTCTCTTAAAGAGAGCAGCAAATACATGGGTTGTCTTTGGAGACTTGACAGCGTAATACAAATATTTAATAAGAAATGGGAGATTAAGAATGGCATCAGGCAAGAGAATAGGTAAAAAGTCCCAAGCGTCAAATGACTTCTTGGAGCCATTAGCACCAACAGGTGTTGTTGGAACAAACGTTGGAACAGGAAGAGCATTTAATGACGGTGCCGTATCTGTAGCGTTTTCTTTACCAGCCCTTTCTCCTAATGCCACTTCTTTTACAGTAACAGCAAGCACAGGACAGACAGCAAGTGGAGCAGCATCTCCCTTGACAGTAACTGGAATTGCTTCAGGAGCAACTCCAACATTTACAGTAACAGCAACTAATGCTGCAGGAACTTCTGCTGCATCTGCTGCTTCTGCTGCAGTAACCGTAACAACAGTTCCACAAGCACCAACCGTAACAGCGGTTAACGTAGGAACAGGCCGCCCATATAACAATGGTGCAGCTACTATTACAATAACAGGTGGATCAAATGGTGGTTCTGCAATTGGTGGCTTTACTGCTACATCGAGCCCAGGTTCTTTTACTGCTTCTAGCGGTTCTCCACTAACCGTAACGGGACTTGCATCAGCAACAGCTTATACTTTCAGCGTAACAGCAACAAACGCTAACGGAACTTCAACATCTACAACATCAAACTCGATTACAGCAACTACAGTTCCACAGGCACCTACAGTAACAGTAGCAGACGTAGGAACAGCACGACCATATAATAATGGTGCAGCTACTATTACAGCAACAGGCGGGGCAACTGGTGGTTCTGCAATCACATCTTACACTGCTACATCTGGCTCCTTTTCAGGGTCTGGATCTTCTCCAGTAACTGTTCAATCTCTTCTTTCAGCAACCTCTTATGCTTTTACCGTAACAGCAACAAATGCCAACGGAACTTCAGCAGCTACAACATCGTCATCAATTACAGCAACTACAGTTCCTCAAGCCCCACAATCACTCACTGCAACTGCTGGTGTTAATCAAAATACAATTAACTGGCAAATAGGAGCTTCTGGAGGATCTGCATTAACACGACATAATGTTACTGGATCAGATGGATCTTCATCTGGAGATTTAGCGGCTAATGCAACTTCTGTAGTTATTGCTGATACAGCAAATACTTCTCAAACATATTCAGCTACAGCAACTAATGCTAATGGAACTTCCTTGGCTTCAAATAATAGTGCTAATATTACTACCATAGCACCGTTCTTCCCATTCTTCCCGCCGTTCTTCCCACCGTTCTTCCCGTTCTTCCCACCGTTCTTCCCACCATTCTTCCCACCGTTCTTCCCACCGTTCTTCCCGTTCTTCCCACCATTCTTCCCACCGTTCT